TTACTTCGAACGGCGAGTTGCTGCTCGCCGGCTACGTCGATCGCTATCAGCCGCGGCTCAACGGACACCAGCAGGCCGAGATCGCAGTGTCCGGCCGGTCGAAGGCGCAGGATCTGATCGATTCGAGCGCGGTCCATAAGACCGGGCATTTCAAGAACAAGACGCCGCTGCAGATCCTGCAGGAACTCGACAAGGCCGGCGTCGGGGTCAAGACCGATCAGACGCTTGATCCGGTGCCGACCTATCGCATCACGCCGGGCGAATCCGTGTTCCGGATCGGCGAGAAGCTGTGCCGCGAGCAGGGCGTCACGCTATGCGGCCAGGCCGATGGCTCGATCCTGATCACCGCGGCCGGTGGCGGCATGCACACCGCGCTGGTCGAGGGGGTGAATATCATGTCGATCGAGGCCGACCATAACTGGTCAGGCCGGCATTCGGACGTGATCGTGCGCGGCCAGGCGCCCTACGGGCACGGGCCGGATGCGCTGGAGATCGAGGCCAAGGCGCAGGACGCCGCGGTCGGCCGGAACCGGCCGGTCATCGTGCTGCACGACGGCGACATCGATCGCAAGCGCGCCAAGAAACGGGCCAAGAACCGGCGCGACAAGGAGGCCGGGAATTCGCTCAAGGCGAACGTAACGGTGCAGGGGTTCCGCGACGACGCCGGCAAGCTGTGGACTCCGTCCTGGTTGGTGTGGCTCGAATCGCCGTTTGCCGCGGTCGCACAGATGATGTGCGTCGAATCGGTCCAATACCAGCAGGATCGCCGCGGCGGCAGCGAGACGGTGCTGACGCTGGTCGATCCGCGCGCCCATGGCGGCAAGAGCGGCGGCGGGTCGTCCGGCAAGACGGCCGGCGCCGGCGCCTCGACCGGGGAAGCCTGGAACAACGACGCCGGCACAGACGCGGTTGATGACACGGGAGTGGCTTGATGCCGTTCGGCTATCCGGAAGCTCCCGAAGGCATAATCGGCCAGTTGCGGCGCGCGACCGTGACCGAGGTCGATGATTCCGGCACGCAGCAGATTTTGCGCAAGATGCGAGGGCTGGCGTCGGAGCGTCCCGAAGACGTCTATCGGCCGCAGGCACACGGATTTTCCTCGCATCCGCCGACAGGGTCCGAGGGGCTGTTCCTGTCGCTCGGCGGCCGGTCCGACCGTCTCGTCGGCCTCGGGTTCGAGCACAAGGACAAGCGGCCGAAGAATCTGCCGGAAGGCGGCGTCGCGCTCTACGACGCCGACGGCAAGATTCTCAAGATCATCAAGGACGAGACGACCTTCGACGCCGGCGGCAAGCCGGTGCGCATCTTCAACGCCACGACTGTTTCGGTCGAGGGTGCGAGCAAGATCATGCTCAAAGTCGGTGGCCGCGTCGTGGTGGTGCAGGCGAGCCGGATCGACCTCGGCGCCGATCCAGCGCCTTACAAGGTGGTCACCGAAGCCGGTCCATCGAGCGTGGTCTACGCGGTCAAGGATTGAACAGCATGGTCGACGTCGTCATTCGCGCGGCCGAGGGCTGCGATCCTGATCCGTTCCTGCTCTGGAATGCGACCTGGTCATCGGCCGACGGGATCGCCGACTGGCGTCTTGCCGGGTCGGGTGGTCTGGCCGCTGATGCGGCGCTAGCGACGGCGGTTGTCCTGTGCCTGTTCACCGACAAGCGCGTGCCGCCCGATCATCCGGTTGCCTATCTGACCGACGGCGACCCGCGCGGCTGGTGGGGCGACGGAGTCGACGTGCGCGCCGACCTCGACGAGACAGAACTCGGGTCGTGGCTGTGGCTGCTCGAGCGCGCGCCGCTCACGTTCCTGCAACAATCCGGAGCCCGGTGGGCCGAGCAGTTTGCGCGAGACGCTCTCGCGCCACTGATCGGGCAGAACGCGGTTTCCAGGATCGACGCATCGGCGACGGTCGACGAGATCGCCAACCGCCTGGAACTCTCCGTGCAACTCTACGGCCGGGACGGCGCCAGCGCCTACGACCGCAAGTTCGAACTCGTGTGGAAGCAGATGGGTCTCCTGTGATGTCGTTCGCCATTCCGACCCTGTCCGACCTCGTCACCCGGTCTCGCTCGGCGTTCCGCGCCTATCTGCCGGGGTCCGACGCCTGGCTGTGGCCTAACAATGTCTACGGCGCCGCCAAGGTGATTGGCGGTATGATCTACGAGGTGTTCGGCTTCGCCGATTATATCCAGCGGCAGAAGTTCGCCGGAACCGCCGACACCGAGAACCTCGACCTGCACGGACAGGAATACGGCCTGTCGCGCCGTCCGGCCGGACCGGGCCGCGGTTACGTGCAGATCACCGCGACCGACCAGATGACCGTCGGTGCCGGCGCGGTGTTCACGCGCACTGACGGGCTGCAGTACACCGCTTCCGTCCCCGGCAGTCTCGCCTCCGGCGGCACGCTCGACGTCGAGGTGGTGGCGGTCACAGATGGTAAGGCGTCGAACGCCGAGGTCGGCACACCGCTGGCGATCACGTCCGGCGTGACCGTCGCCAGCGGCACGCCGCTGGCCGAGGTCGCCGACGGCGGGGTCACGGCCGGCGTCGACGTCGAGCCCGACGGGCCGGAATGGACAACTGACCTGTCAACTTTTCGCGGCCGCATCCTGTTCCGCAAGCGCAACCCGCCGCACGGCGGCGCGCCCGCCGACTACGTCATGTGGTCTACCGATGCGTCCGGCGTCACCCGCGTGTTCGTCGAACGGCGCTGGGCCGGAACCGGGACCGTGCGGGTGTTCGTGGTGATGGATGACCTCTATGCCAACGGCATCCCGCCCAGCGGCGAGATCGCCAGGGTAGCGGCCTACATCGCCACGCTGGCGCCGGCTGCCGCCGTCGTCACCTGCGCGGCTCCGGTTGCCAAGGTGATCGACGTGACGATTTCCGGTCTGACGCCGGATACGGTGACGGTGCGCGAGAACGTGTTGGCCGAGTTGCGTGCCACGTTCCGCAGGCTATCGCGTGTGGCCGGCAACGACGTCGAGATCGGCGGCATTCCGTTCCTGGCCTATCCGGTCTCGTTCTCGCGATCGTGGCTATGGCAGGCGGTCGCCAACGCCAGCGGCGAGGAGCGGCATGCGATCGCATCGCCGTCCGCAGACGTCCCACTCGCCGCCGGCGAAATGCCGGTGCTCGGCACTGTGACTTTCACCGCCTGACGTACGGAGCGGCATCATGTCCTGTCCTGCCGCACGTCCGGCGCCGCTGCGGTGTCCGACACTGCCGGAGAGCATCCAGGCGACGATCGACCTGTTGCCGCACGGCCGCGCGTGGCCTGTGAACGATGGCGGCGGCATGCTGGCGCGGTTTCTGGCGTGGCTCGGCGGGCTCGCCGGAACGCCGTCTTCGTCCGAATGGCCGTTTGGGTTTGTGCAGGCGGGGTTCTTCGCCGCGGTCGGAGCGGTGCGCAATTTCCTCGAAACGCGGCTGTGCGCGCTGCGGCTGGAATTCTGGTGCGCGACCATGTCGGAGACGCACGACCTATGGATGCGAGAATATGGTCTGCCGGATTCCTGTGATCCGTTCCCGGACCTATGCACCAAGGTGGCGGCGATCGGCGGGGCGCGGTGCGAGTATCTCAACGCGATCGTCTCGCGGGTCGGCTGGAGAGTGGAGTGCCTCGACGCGTTGACGGAATGCGGCGCGAAGGTGGGATGCGCACGGGCCGGAACGGCTCGTACCGGCTACAATCGAACCGTCGGCCTCATGCTGCGCGTGCATACGGGCGAGGATTTCGCGGCTAAATATCTCGCCAGCGGTCGGCAGATCGTGCCGCGTGCCGGCCGCATGCGGTCCGGACAGCGTCCTGCCTGCGACTTCGTGCTGTCGGTCATTCCGACCACGGTTCCGGTCCACTGCCTGATGGAGCGGATCGCGCCGGCTCATGCCGACATCGAATACGTGACCTGATCAATCTGACCAGCGCGAAGTGCGGACCATCCGCCGGGTGCGGCATGGACGTCGCTGTGCGCGCGCAAAGGAGTCGATACCATGGACGTTCTCGGCCCGGCTTGCGACAACGCGGTTACGGCGCGGCCGTCGCGCACGATCGTTCGCGGATCGAACGACACGTGGTTCAAGGACTGCTCGTCGTCGTCGAGCGACGACGGAACCACGTTGCCGGCCGATTTCTTCAACGACACGCTCGCGCAGTTGCGGACGGTGTTTGCGAACGCAGGGATCGTCCGGAACAATGCCGACGATATGTTGTGGCGGGCGATTCAATCCGTCGGGCTCCGTTATGCGGTCGATACCGGCGCCGCCAACGCCATGGCGGTGTCCTGCACTCCGCCGGTTGCCGCCCTGGCTCCTGGTTTGGCCATTGCGATCAAGGCTGCGCACGACGTGACTGGCGCATGCACCCTCGTCGTCGACGGGCTTGCGACCAAGAGCGTGACGTTTCCGGGATTGGCTGCCCTGACGCAGGGCGCATGGGTGGAGAACGCCATCGGCATCGTCATCTATGACGGCACCGAATTCCAACTGGTTGCCGGCGGAAACTCGCTCGAACATCTGATTCAGTCGATCATTCCGCAGGTCGGTCCAGTCTATCCGATCGGATCGTACTGGACGACGGCGAGTTGCGCCAACGGCAACGGCGTCCCGATCAAGCGGATGGTGGCGACAGCCTACAGCGGCGGGGTGGCAACCATCGCCTACACGTCCAACAGCACGGATGGCATCCGGGCCGTGACCTATTCGACGGCGGCGTTCACCCGGACGCAGGCGCTCGCGGCCAAGACGCTGGTCGAGGCCAATCGAGGCGGCCTCTATTGCGACGCGCCGCCGGACGGAACGTGGATCGCAGTCGACAACACGCTGTACGATCCGACCAATACCGGATCGTCGACCGTCTACATCAACTGCTCGACGATGTTCGTTCGCATCGCTTGACGGAAAGGGAACGCCGACATGGATCTCCTCACGCTCGTCACGGCGCGGAACTGCCGCTATGCGGCGGCCGACGGCAGCGTCATCACGATGGAGGCGAAGTTCGCCGAGTTGTCGGACTTCGTTCCGTTCGACGCATCGGCGTCGTATCATGACGCGCACCAGATCGTCGCCTATGTGCGGGCGAAATCCGGAGAGTTCGGCGCCATCTCCGACTATGTCGCCATCCCGCCGGCTCCGGATCCGCCGGCCGACCAACTCGTCACCTATGCCAACCGGGCGCAGTGGGCGCTCGCGACCGGCGGATATCCGACGACCGTCAACGGGACGGCGATCACGTTTCCGACCACCGAGGCCAGCCTCGCGCTGATCTCCGGCAAGGCGCAGCGGCTCGCCCGGCCAAATCCGCCGGCGAATGTCAACTGGCAGGTCGGACCGACCGACTTTGTGACGATCGCCGCCGCCGACTTTCTGGTGCTGGCGACCGAGATATCCGACTTCGTCCAGGCGACGTTCGACGCGCTGCCGGCGATCTTCGCGGCGATAGCCGCCGGGACCATCAAGACGACCGCAGGGATTGACGCCGCACTGGCGGCGGCCGTGGGCCGGTAGGTCGCTCGCGCTCGCCGCGGCCATCGTCCGATAGGGGTATCCCATGATTCCCGACAAGGTCGCGTTCGCGG